GGATTATTAATAATCATGCGTTTAGACCAGGTATTGCAAGTGTAACTCCTGCATAATAATTAATGAAATATAAAGAGGTTAAATAAATGTCAATTAATACCGCATCGATATATCCATTACTTAGACCAGGGGTTAAAGCTGTTATCGGTAACTACGATACATACCCTGATCAATGGAAAAAAGTTTTTAAGACTTATACTTCAGATAAGAAAATCGAATTTGAAGATGAATTCAAGTCTCTAGGAATTGCACAAGTAAAGAATGAAGGAGCAGCTGTTGCTCAGGATACTATGACTGTGCGTTACCAAACTTCATACCTACATACTACTTATGGATTAAGTTTTTCCATAACTGATGAAGCTATGAAAGATAACCTTTATAAATCACAGTTTCCTCAACACTTGATTGCTCTTAGAAATTCTTTAAGAGCAGCCAAGTCTCAGGTAGCAGCTAACGTTTTCAATTTAGGAAACGTTACTCTAACTAGTGATGGCGTGCCTTTCTTCTCTAACAACCACCCACTAGACAATGGAGGTACTAACTCCAACCTGTCTAACGTAGCACTTAGTGAAGTAGGTATACAAAATGCTATTGTTGCGATTCAGCAATTCAAGCAATTAAGTGGTATTCTAACTCAAACTATGCCTCAGACTTTAGTAGTCGGACCGGCTAACCAGTTTGCTGCTAGTATTATACTTAATAGCCAATATAGAACTTCTGTTAATACTCCGAATAACGCTGCTGGTGATGGAGGAGTTTACTATTCAGGAGTTAACGATATAAACGCTATTTATAACGATAGTTATATTCCTGGCGGTTATACAGTTAATAACTATATTACTTCACCTACTTTCTCAGCTATCGTTACTGATGCAGAAAGAGGGCTTATCCATTATGAAAGAGATAAGCTTGAGGCATGGAGCTGGGTTGATAACGCTACTCGTGATATGTGGTTTGCAGCTAAAGAAAGATATTCTTTCGGTGTTACAAACTGGCGTTGCGCTTATGCAATATCAATGTAAGGAGGTAGCAAATGGCATCACATAGTAGACCACTTGCTAATATTCTTTGTAAGGGCACTAAAAAAAGTGCCCCGAAAAAAGATATGGGTGATAAAGGTATGATGAAAAAAGACATGATGCAATCTAGCATGATGAAAAAATCTATGGGTAACAAAAAATCTAAATGAGTGTTTTTAGAAAATCAGTAGGTATAGTTGGGCCAACCCAAATAGCTGGTTATGCACAAGTAACAGCAGGTAATATAGCATTACCTGCTTATTTGCCAAGTATAGGGTATGGTACACAATTAACTATTAATAGTGCTGCTAATATATCAGCAGTTACTTTTAGTGTTACGGGTAGTTTTAATGGGTTTATCATACAAGAAGATATACAAGGTCCAAATATGGGATCATCTACTTCAAACTATTTTTATGATAAGATAATATCTATATCAGTTTCTGCTAACTTAGCTCAAGCTTATAATATAGCAACAGGTGCTTACTCAATTGTTATTTTTGATAGTTATAATACAAATAATGATAACAACGTTAACTATAATAATATTAATGTATTAGTTCGTTCTTTAACTGTTGGGGTGGAAGGATGGGGAAATGGCAATTATTTTGTTTATGGTATTTCCGGAAAAAGACCTGATGTAATAAATAATCAATATGTTACCCCTAATTTAACATATGATGTTCTTGCTTTAGAGAGCGGTTACCCACCTAGCAATAAATTAACTTTTATTAATGACATAATGGATGATATAACTCAGCTAAAGCTACAAAATGGTTATATTGTTGGTACAACTTATCCTTACGACTCAGTTATTGTTTATTTAACAAATGTTTTAGCTACACCAACTTTTTTAGAAATAACACAGAGTTAGAGAATAGATGAGTGTTTTAAAAAAATCAGCTTTAATAGGAACTCCAGGTTTAATAGCTAACTATGCTAATATTAGTAGGGATGTTAATTTAGTACCTGAAAACGTTAGAAATCGTCAGTTATCATACGGAACATCATTAATTCTTAGTAGCGGAGGTGGCGATATTAGCAATATTGTTTTTACCTTAACTGGAAATTTTAACGGACATTTAATAACTGAACAGATAATTATTCGTTTTGGTGAGGGGGCTGTTTCAAGTACTTATTTTTATGATAATATATTATCTTTAACTGCCTCTGCTGATAGTGTAGAACCTTTATTTTTGCAGGTAGGTGATAAATTAGTTGTTGTTTTTGACTCGTATAACTCATCCAACGTTAATAATATTAATTATAATAAAATTGATATTATGGCGAAGTCCATAGAGGCTTTTGCTGGCTGGGGACGGGCTCTTGAAAATGATGGTAATCCAGCTGGATACTTTGTCTATGGTTTGTCTATAGATAGACCTAATACTATTCCGATTTCGTACGTTGTACCTACCATGATTGAGGATGGTGTTGGGTATCCTAGTAATCCTTACCTTACTTTTATAAATAATATAGAAGATAATATTACTCAAAATGACATACAAAATGGATATTTTGTTAATACGATATATCCCTATAAGTCAATAATTGTATATATCTCGGGTGTCATACAAACTTCAAGTTTTATTGAGATAAGGCAAAGTTAATTAATAAGAGTAAATAATGGCTGTTGTATCAGGAACTTATAATTTTCAATCACTTGAAAACGATGATCTTATTCTCGAATGTTTTGAGAGAATCGGTTTTGCCGGTGATCAATTAGTACCTGTTCAATTACAATCAGCAAGAAGAAGTCTTAATTTTCTTCTTCTGGATTGGATTAGTAAGAGCATTAATCTTTGGACAATAAACAAAGAGTATTTACCTCTAAATACAGGACAATCCAGATATACACTAAGTACATCAATTACTGATATTCTAGAAGTATTACAAAGAACGTTTACAAGACAATTAAATGGAACAGCACAATCTAATACAACGAATACATATGACGGGGCTGGAGGCGGTAATCCTCTATCTGCTTTTGACAATGACTTTTCCACTTCATGCGTTCAAAACGCTGCTGACGGCAATATATCTTATACTTATGGAGCGGGTAACACGCAGACAATTACCTTTATAGGTGTTAGGTCAAATACAAACACTAATTATAATTTAGTTGTTGAATATTCTAATGATAATGCAACATGGTTACCATTAAGCGTTGATTGGACTCATCCTTATTCTTATGAAACTGGTGTAACAAGATGGGTTGATGTTGTAACCCCGGTAGCAGCAATGACATACAGAATTAGAGAAATAGGAGGAGCTACGTTAGATATACAGGAAATCTATTTTGGTAATAGTACTATTGATTTAAGAATTACTCCTATTAGCCGTGATACTTATTTATCTTATTCACAAAAATATTTGCAAGGAAGACCAACTACTTATTATTTTGATAAGTCTTTGACTCCAAATATTAATATATGGCCTACACCTAGCAATGATTACTTAGTTCTTCAATATTCTTTTGTAAGAACAATGTACGATGCGGGTGAGTTTTATAATACAACATCAGTACCGGCGCGTATGTATCCAGCCTTAGCGGCAGGTCTTACATGGATGCTTTCCGTTAAGTATAAACCTGAAATAGCGGATGTTTTCAAAACTCAATATGATGAAGTCTTTACACTAGCAACAGCTAACGATAGTGAGAACGTTGATATGACAATAGGATATGATTTGAATAGTTATTATGAGAATTGAGAAAAGACGTTATCAGTGCGACCGAAGCTGGAAAATGTATGAACAATTACATAAACAGTTCGAATGGGCTGGCAATCAGAAAATATGGACAGGTATCTGGGTAGGTCTTGATGAACTTGATAAACCTAATGAGCAATTAAGGACTCCTTTGGTAAAAGACGATCCTAAACCAGTTAAAGACCCTAGACCATTTACAGCCGGTCCTTTGGTTAATGATTAGAGGTAATAGTGTTTTTATTTGGTTTATGCAGGTTAATAACATCACCTATATTTCATATATGTCATAGAGTAATTTTTTATTGGGAAAGAGATATAGCTGCTAAAATTTATCACTCAACTAAACCGGTTGTTCATAATGATAATAAGTACGATTGTTGTTTTAAATGTTGTGATGAACAAGCTGAAGAAAATACAAGTTTAATAGGTAGCATACTAGATGTCTGATCCATACACACTTAGAATATTAGAGTTAGACGGAGGAGGGGAGAGAGGATACCTATCTCTTAATTTCTTATCTCAATTTGTTCAGTTATGGGGAATTAATCCTAATGAATTATGGAAATACTTTGATGTTATATGCGGTACATCTATAGGGGGTATGATGGCTCTTGCTTTAGCTATCGGTAAGAGTACCTCTGATTTATCACCTTTGTTTACCACTCAAGGAAAACTTATTTTTAGCACAAATGGCACTCCCTCTAATGTAGCGACTACTGCTGATAAAATATATTCTTTAACTATTTCAGGTGTTCCTTTTTACGCTACTGATCCCGGTACTGGATACGGGTCAGCTTTACTTACTTCTCAAATACAATCTTTGTTTGGTTCGATGACAATGCAGGATTTACTTACTAATAGTATTATTCCAACATATAAAGTTGAGTTTAGAGAAGGAACAAGTAATATAGACACAGGTACATATACATTATGTTCTAATGCTAATTATACTGATTTTGTTGGACAAAACGAATTAATCAGTAATGTTGCTTTAGTTACTTCAGCTGCTCCTTTTTACTTACCTTCTATTGTTTTAAACGGAACTGCACCCGGAACTTTAAATGGTAGATTTATAGATGGAGGAGTTTACCAAAACAACCCTTCTTCTTTTGGCAGAAACCTAGCTACTATTTTAAAACCTACTGCTAATAGGTGTTGTGTTTTATCTATCGGAACAGGCCTTGGTGAAATGGGTTTTGACGATGATGCGCCAACAACTTTACTTGGGGCGAGCGCTGATCCTATAATTAGTATACCTAATTTATTTTCTCTATTTGATATAGCCGGTACAGGCGGTCAAGAATCAATTTCTAAAAATTTATATCTTGAAGCTACTTACAGCCTTAATAATTTATATTATTACAGGTTTCAACCTAGTCTTGATATTAATCTTGATACTGAGCTTGATAATACAACCGATGAAATATTAACTTATTATGAGAATACTGCTACAACTTGGTTTAATAATGATATCGATAACATTGTTACATTTTTAGGACATTTAACAGCATGAAAGTTAAGTTTGATATTTTACATAATTTTATATCACCTGTTACAGGTAGGGTTCTTGCTGACTATAACTATGTTTTAGTTGGTAACAGACAAGGGATAGCTACCCCTTCACCGGCATTAATTGATTTAAGGTTAGATTTAATAAACTTAAGGCGTGATTATACTGTTTGTTCTTCGGCTTCTTTTATTATAGGTTTTCCAAATTCACAATTACCAAACGCTCAGGTTTTAAATAGTTTAGCAGACGGAATTTTATATAATACGGCAGGTATTGTTAGCACGACAGGTGTAATACCTCCTTCTTCTCTTCCTAATTTAACACAAGGTAATGTTTGGATAGGTGATGATAATAACAGACCTAAGGAAACTGTTATTTTACCATTAGCCAACATGGCTAACTTAGCTGAAAATAAATTATGGCTTGGTAACAGTAGCGGAAGACCGGCTGCGGTCAGTACTATAAAAACGGGTAATTTACCGGGGCTTGATAATAATCATTTATGGCTTGGTAACGGCAGCGATAGACCTGAGGCTAAAAGTCAGATACATGAAAGTAATTTACCTGATTTAGGTGTTTATATAGGAGTTGAACATCCAACTATTGAAGGTAGAGGTAAGATATGGAGAGGGACTGTAACATATGATGAGTTTCTTATTCCTTCATTTGGTACTGAGAAATCAGATGATTTAAGCTTACTTGAAATTGATGTTGACGAACTTGAGATAGAAGTTGACTTTATGGAAGCTGAAATAGCAGCTCTGCAAGCTGAAATAGGTGTTTTGCAGGGTGAAATAGCAGCTCTTCAAGGTCAAATAGCAGCTTTAGATGCTGCTGTAGTTGCTCTTCAAGCACAAGTAGCTGTTATAGATAGGCAAATAGTTGATTTAAATAACAGAATAGATAATTTAAGATTAAATAACATACCAGCTGATGGGGATGTATCTTTTTACGGACATAAGTTAATTAATTTAGCTGATCCGGTTAGTCCGACAGATGGGGTTAATTTACAAACATTAGAAGCAGCAATAGGTACTGTTTCTAATATAACTTTAACAGGTTTTGTAGAAGGTGGACCTCCTATAGATAATGTTATACAAACAATAAGAACACCCGGTGATTTGGACATGGGTGGCGATAGAGTTAAGAATTTACAACAAAACCCGGATGAAGATTTTGACGCAGTTAGTTTTACATTTCTTTGGGATTTAATGCACGATAGGGTAGAAATATTATGGCCATGAGTAGTATAACAGTATCCGGGATAACACCTGCGTTATCCATTCTTGGGGATACACAACAATTTATTTTCAATCAACCGGCTTCTTCGTTTCAGTTACAAAATTTGTTTGTTCCGACAAGTTTAATTACTCCTCAAACAAGTTTTGAATTTAGAAACAATACATTATCGGGTTTTAGATGGGTTCACAGTACTAATGATACTGATACTATAGGGAAATTAACAATTCAAAGTTATGTTGGAGCAAGTCCTACAGGGTTTGATTTTATCACTTTCAATAATGATAATACAATAACTTTTAATGTACCTATAACAATTCCTCCTGTTATTGGTGTTCAAGGCTCTAGTGAGACAATCTCATATAGTGCTTTGTCAGCTCAACCTGCGTCTTTCAATATTCTTAATAATTTTATTCCTGTCAATCCGGGTGAGTCTTCTTTAACCGAACTTAATTTTGTAAACTCTAATAACTATAAGTATCAGTTTTTACAGGATACTCCTTATTTAAACACTGAATACGGAACTTTTAACTTTAATTTGATTAACAATTTAGGATCAGTTCAGAACGTATTTACTGTTGAAAACACAGGTGGAACGGATACAACTGTTACTTTTGCAAATGACGTACCATTACTTGTACCTGCTCCAGTATTGGATCAACAAGCCGCAAATAAAGGTTATGTGGACGCTATTGCTGCCGGTTTTAGTTTTAGAGCTCCTTGTTACGCAGCTACTACAGCTAATTTAACGGGTACTTATAGCAATGGTACATCAGGAGTAGGTGCTACACTTACTAATTCAGGTGCTTTAGCTGCATTAGTGATTGATGATGAAGCTGTTAGCGTTAATGATAGGATTCTTGTTAAAGATCAAACCACTCAATATGAAAATGGTATATACGTTGTAACAGTTGTCGGTGATGGTTCAACAGCATGGGTATTAACTCGTTCTACTGATTATGACACTGATATTGAAATACATCCGGGGACAATTATACCCGTTGAAGTAGGTACTATAAACTATACTACTATTTGGCTTGAGACACTTGTTGTTACAACAGTTGGAACAGACCCTATAAGTTTTATAAAATTTGCATACGGGCCTTCTAGTTTCTTACAAGTACTTAATAATTTATCTGATGTTGATGACGTTCCTACATCAAGAGCTAATTTAGGTTTAACTAACGTAGCTATTCAAAACGTTACAAATAACTCAGTTTTAATAGGCGGAGCTAGTGATTCCATTGTTAGCTTAGGAGTACCTGTTACAGCTAATAGGTTATTTATATCAGGAGCTTCGGCAAGTCCTAATTGGTCTAATGTTACATTAAAAAACGTAACTAATAATATATTTTTAGGTATAAACGCAGGTAATGCTAATACCACTGGTAATAACAATCATTGTTTTGGTATTGATTCTTTATTAAATAATACCGGAGGTAGTGATAACGTTGCTTTTGGACTGGAAACATTACGTAATAACTTAACAGGCAATGGTAATTCAGCTTTTGGGACACAAAGTCTTTTTTATAACACTAATAATTTCAATTCAGCATTCGGTTACCAATCTTTACAATTTAATACATCAGGAACATCTAATAGTGCATTTGGATTTCAAGCTTTTAACTCAAATACAATAGGAACAAATACTTGTTCTTTTGGTTATCAAAGTTTGTATTTAAACACAAATGGTGATCATAATTCTGCTTATGGATATCAATCTCTTTAAAATTTAAGTTTATACTACACCAATATAAGAAATTGTTATATGTATGTTTTTTGCAGTTAAAGTGCCGTTAATAGCCCCTCCTGAACTATTGTTAGCACTATAAAATAATTCAATCTGATCATCTTTTGAGATATTAATTATACCATTTAAACTTAAATAAGCATAGTTATTACCTCCGTAATTATAGTTTCTTAACGTATTACTTACAATTCCATTCTTAGCTAAAGCATACCTTTGATAAGCACTCGAAGAAGTATGATAACTAACAATAGACACATTAATCTGAACTTTAATGTTTTTATCCAGATCATATACCATACGTGTTGCCTCACCTGAAAAAGGGTAATCACTGTGAAAATGAGTAATATAATCAGGGTTTAAATTCAATAATTTAACAGGATAAAAACCTGTTAAACCATCTGTTATTAAGCCTTCTGAATTATTAAAGTAACCATAAGATACGGCAGGTGGATTGTCTATTATATTACCAGCTATTATATCACCAGTTCCATAACCAACTATTAAATTTGTATTTTCTATACCTATGTTACAAGTATTACTGTTCTCTACTATTACATCACTACCTATTGCTATTGCATTAGTGAGGTTAACATCACCAACATTTGCACCACTACCTATAGCAATATTTTTAATACCTGTTTCATTACCAAAAAGAGCTTTATAACCTATAGCTGTATTATAACTACCGGAAGTATTATAATATAAAGATTCACGACCAATTGTTGTATTAAATGTACCATTTACATTACTAAACAAAGATTCGTACCCAAAAGCTGAGTTATTTACCCCCGTTACATTGGAATACATAGAGTTCATACCAAAACTACTATTATTACTTCCTGTATCATTATTGTTTAAACTATCTATACCAAATGCTGAGTTATTTGTTCCGATGCTATTACTATAAAGTGAGTTGAACCCAAAAGCACAATTATTTCCACCGCTTGTATTAGAATACAAAGATTGAATACCATAAGCTGAATTATTACCACCTGTACTATTAGTATACATAGATTGCCAACCGGTAGCTAAATTACCGCTACCTGTCGTATTACCTTGCAACGCCTCTTCACCTATAGCAAGATTGTAATTACCTGTTGTATTAGTATGTAAGCTTTTTGTACCTATAGCTAAGTTAATATAACCTATCGTATTACTATATAGAGATTCTAAACCGAAAGATGAATTGGAATAACCAGTTGTATTTGAAAATAAAGAACGATAACCAACAGCTGTGTTATTATAACCAGTTGTATTTGCCCCCATTGATTGATAACCGATAGCAGTGTTATTATTAGCTGTTGTATTGCTATTTAATGTATTAAACCCGATAGCAGTATTGTTTGAACCTGTTGTATTAGCGTATAAAGCTTGATATCCAAAAGCAGCGTTAAATTGCCCTGTTGTATTAGTAACTAAAGTATTATGTCCAAAAGCTGAGTTAGCTTGCCCTGTCGTATTAGCATACAAAGCTCTATATCCAAAAGCATTGTTATTACTAGCCGTAGTGTTGTTATATAATGCTTGCCATCCAAAAGAATTATTTGTAACACCGGTTGTATTACTATAAAGGGCTTGATGTCCGAAAGCAGAATTATTTGTACCCGTAGTATTAGCAAATAAAGATTGATACCCAAAAGAAGATATACTACCGCTTAAATTGTTATATAAAGACTGATATCCAAAAGAAGAACTATTACTACCTGATATATTGGAGTATAAACTTAATGTACCGAAAGCTGAGTTGTTTGTACCGCTTTCATTATTATATAAAGACTGATAACCAAAAGCGCAATTATTTGAAGAAGATAAATTATTAGCAAGAGAACTAAAACCAAAAGCTGAATTACCTCCTCCTGTATTATTAGAACTTAAAGAATTTACCCCGTAAGCAGCATTATTACTACCCGTTGTATTTAAAATAAGACTTTCTAATCCATAACCACAATTAAAAGCTCCTGTTGTATTACTAGTTAAACATTGTAAACCGAAAGCGTTATTACTTGTTCCAGATGTATTTGATTGTAACGTTTGATAACCGAAAGCACAATTACCAGTTCCACTGATATTATTATATAAAGACCTGTAACCAAAAGAACTATTATTACCACCTATGGTATTTGAATAAAGGGATTGATTGCCAAAAGAGCAATTATCATTACCTGTTGTGTTAGAATATAAAGATTGGTTACCGAAAGCTGAGTTACTTGTCCCATTTGTATTTGTAAACATAGCTTGATAACCAAAAGCTGAATTATCGTTAGAAATGTTAAAAAATAAACTTTCAGCACCAAAAGCTGAGTTATAACTTCCGTTTGTATTACTATTTAATGCGTTTGACCCGTTTGCTGTATTATAACTACCATTCGTATTTGCTTTTAA